ATTTATATCGGTAAGCATTTTTAAAAAAGAGAGTGCGCTCTGTTGGTTTACGGCACCTTTATAGGTATCCGCAAATGTTTCGTAAAATAAATATACCTCAACTTGTAGCCTAACATTTTGCATTAGTTCTGCCATATCTTCTATACCCAAACTTCGGAATGCCAGGAATATTGCAGGTGCCGGAAAAGTGTGTTCTTCTTCTAAAAAACCAACTTGATTATGCCAAAGGTCAACCCATTTAATGCCCTCTATTTCTGCTGCTTTTTCAGCCAGTTCTATATATAATTCATCCCAAGCTTGCATATTTTTATTTGTTAAATGTTGTAATTATTGTTTCTATTATTTTACTGTCTATATTTTTATTTAGCTCAGCACTATTGCCTATAAACTGGCGTTTAGGTATGCGAATATCCATACGTTTCTTTTTTGTTAATGCCATCCACTTCCACTTTTCCTTGTCCGTTTCAATATACATGGCCCAAAAAAACTTTCGCATTTTTGCGGTTATTGGTATACTGTACTTAGCACCATTATTATGAGCGTCTGCATGTGGCAAGTCGGTTCCAATAATTATGTTGTTTATTGTTGCAAGCCTTACCTTTAAGTCATTCATTAAACTATTGGTGTTCATTAGTATTTTATGGCCTAAATCGTCCTTTCTTTTGGGCCATGCAACAAAGCTTCTATCAGTAAAACCCTGCTTGCGAAAACTGCCTTTAAAATGGCTTAAAGCCTGCTGACTTACGTTATGAGGAAGCTGTTTAATAATGGCCTTTCCCATAGCCTCAAAATCGGGTGTTTTGTTAATTTTTGATGGCATTTGTGTTTTAATTATAAAATACTACCTTTGAAGTCCTCGGGGAGCGGTTCGCCAATCCCCACCAATAGAAAGCCATTAGCAATAATGGCTTTCCGTATTTTAAAGCAATTCGTTCAGTTTGTCCAGTATGGTTTCAAAAGTGTCTGCCTTTTCAATGTTTACCATTTTGCCTTTGTATTCAAAATAACATGTCTTAACGTTTTTATAGTGCTTAATTTTAGCATTTACCTGTTTTGCAGCATCAACCAGTGAAGACTTTAAAAAAGATGCTTGGTAATTATCCAAATCAATTACAATAAACGTTTCTGCTAAATCTCTTAACTGACCTTGCTTTTTTAGTTTATCGTTAAAAGCGTTAGTTATCGAATTTTTAACAATTTTACTTTTAGCAACAATCTTGTCTCCAATTACATCGTCAAACTTTAACTCCGGGTTTTTCTGGCCTTTTTTGTGTGGGTTTATTTCAACCTTCTTACCTAGCCAATCTGTTGCTGTTGTTGCGGTTTTTACGTTACTCACAAGGTCAGTTAAATCAGCAAACATACTTACTTTAACAACTCTTTCTTTTGGTGTTTTAATCGTATATTTTGGTGCATAATTCTTGCTGTTTTCAAGAGCTTCTCTTAAATCCTGTCTGCCTTGAACCCCACGTTTTGCAAGCTGGAAAAACGGGTGTCTTTCTTCGCTAAATATTTCTTTAGTTAATGCCACATTGTTTTTAAACTCAGGTGGTATATCAGCAGCGGTTTGTAAAGCATAACACCTACACCTGAAGCGTAAAGGTGGATAGTGTGTTTTCCAAAAATCAGAATCAATAGCGGCAATAATGTCATTAAGTTTCCTATGCTCATCGCTAACCCGGTTGTCTTCTTGTGTTTTAAATTTAAGGTTTGGAAAACGCTCTTTATTTTTAACAGCTGTTTCCCAAAATGCAGCCATTTTAGCGCTATGGTTAGCGGTGTCATACTCTGCCTGAAGATGATTAATATTGTATTGGTTGTTAAGTTTTAACGCTTCTTTTTTAAACTCTTCAAACGGAACAATTTTACCATCCTTAACCATCTTGCTGTTTAGCTCTTCAAGCATGGTATATGTTTTTGCACCACTAAACCTATAAAGGTTTTGTTGCAATAGTATTGCATCTCGCGAAGGAAGTTTGGAGTTATTGTTCCAGCCCTTTCCAAAACCACTTTCAGCACCCTCGTTTAATGTTTCAAAGGTTTTTGTAATTGATTCTCTATTCAGGTCTGTAGGCTTTATTTTGCCTTCGTGCAGGTCTTTTGCAAGCTGCGTAATAACTTTCTCCCATCCGCTTAAATCAATGGCTAAAACAGTGTTAAAACCACCACAGCAAGGACAGTTTTCAATATTGTAATATGCCTCAACCTTTTTGTAATAAAACTTTTGCGAAGCTGATATGAGCTGCGCGTTTATTTCTTTTTTCCGTCCCCACCTCCCGAAGGGTTGGGCGCAATAGGTGCATTTTGTTTTATTCCTAAAATTGGTATTCCGGTAACTTGGGTAATGTATTCTGGGTCTATGTCGTAAAGGCTACCAAATTTTTGAATAGTATCAATAATTTGCAGTTGTGTAAGGCTTTCTGTGTTATCCCACTTAAAGTAATGGTTTGCTAGAGGTGCATACACTGGGCTAAGGTTTACCAATACTGGTTTTATTTGCATATTAAACACATATTCAAATAGCGTTTTGTCCGCTTCAAACCTGTCTTTTGCAAGTGTAAACTGTATATCAGCACTTCCTACAAATGCTTTCTGATCAGTTAGCCCGGCACCACCAAGAACACGCTTGCTAAGCTCATCATTGCAAATTTGTATTAGCTTTTCATGAGGCGCAACACCAGTACCTCCAATGTTGCCAATTTCAAACTTCTCTTGTCCTTTACCCACCATAAAGTGGTTGCGTTTAAAGTTTGATGCTGCATTAAAAAGCTCTTTTAATCGTGTATCGTCTTCACGGTCTGTGGTAACAAAAATAGGTGGTACACCAAACTTGTCTATGTAATCTAGAAATGCACCAAAGCCTAATTTTTTAGCCAATATTACTATGGCCATTTGCGAGAGCATTCCTAACTCATCATCTTTACCAATTTGCACGTATTGTTGCGCAAATGGCCCCTCTCTATAACTCCATCCTGTAGTTGCACCTGAAGTCTTGGTTATTATTCCTTTTCTTGTGTTAAAGTGACCACGTGGAATTTCTGTAATTTGTTTGAGCTCACCTTCAGGAGTTAAATCGAAAAACTCAAGAAGCTTTGTGCCTTCAAATTGGTGTGTTATAACCATTCTGATTAAATCACGCATCCAAGGCCTTTCTAATAACCAACTTATTTCAGTGTTTTCTTTATCCTTTTCGTCAACCATTTTAAATTTACTACGTTGGCTGTAAAGCACTCGCGTATCTATAATGGATGAAAGGTGTTGATCCAATAATAAATTACTGTATAAGCTGGCCAATGGTTGAAAGTCGGGCTCTTTAGGGTCGGTTGCTAAGGCAATGGCCGTTTTAAGGTCTTTAATTGTTTTTGCTGTTAACTCAACGGCCTCATACTCCAGCGTTTTACTTGGGCTATCTGTACCTCTTCTAATAGCAGATTCAACTAAAATAGCTCTGTCATCAATCCTTTTAAGAACCTCTCTTTGAATGTAGTTCCAAGCTTTATTTTTTAAACTCATAGTTGATTGATTAAATGTAATAGTCGTTATTGGTGTTATTTCCGTACATTAGTGATGTAGCCGAATTTCCGGTATCATCCAACTTAGGTGGAATGTCTAATACAACTCTTCCTGCTTGTATCTTTTCAAGTTGTTTTAAACCCCATTTAAAATCATTGTCTTTTTCAGGGTCGAATTTCCGAGCTGAATTTCTGCTTAGAATTTGATGAACAACCATTTTAGCAATAATCATTACTAAAAATTCATCACGAATAGGCTCTTGTTCATTAAAGGTATCAATAACATCATATCTTTCCTTTAAATAGGGTTTTACAATGCCAATTACTGATGTTTCTGTTCGGTTTATAATTTCCGCATCATCTGATGTGCTTTCGGTAATAAACCGTTCAAAGCTGTAAAGTAATAAATCGTTATTTGTTAGGTAAATCATAGTCTTTCATTATTTGGCATCATTCTGCCTGATTGATAATTGCCCTGTTTGTTTCCTATTGGTATATGTCGCTGTAAAAATTCAACGCACTGATGGTGAGCATCGGGCCAGTCATCATGTGTTTTATATCCCGGCTCTATTCCTAAAAGTTGTGCAATACCTACTTGTGTATCGGCATGAGCTTTTTTTGCTTCATTAAAGTAAATACGGCTGTTTTGATACCTTGGTTGCAGCGATAGTATTCGGTCGTATTTATTGTTTTTAGACACAGTTACCTTGCTAATGTTTAAGTAAATACCATACTCGCGGCTAACTTCGTTTATGGTGCGTTCCACTTCATCATTCCAAAACTGCGCCTCATACTGCCAATGCACAGTAACGGTTTTTGGTAGTTTAATTTGAAACTCACACATCCACTCAACCGCGGCCCTCATTTTACTTTGTTTACAAAAACAGTCAATGTGCCAAAAGTCGGTATCTTTTAAACCCATTACCTCCACTGCGTTGTAATCGCTTGTGCTGTTTCCTGCATAAGCAATATCCCAATGGCCAACTATAATTTTAAAGTGGTTTAGGTTGGGTATTTTACCCCACTGTATTTGTTCGTTTTTAAAAATATCACCTTCAACATGTGGCTCGTTGTTGTATTCCGCCATTGCTTGAAGTCTACCGATATCGTCTTCAATTTCTTTAAAATAATTGGCGTGGTATTTTTGGTGCCATGTTGGTTTATACGTTACTGGGTCGTAAGCATTAATCCTGTGCTTTTTCCATTTAGGATGGTTTTCTGCCAAAATTGTTTGTATCATTATTGGGTGGAAACCATTGTTTGATTGTATAAACCTACGTATGGGGCCATCCATTGTTGGTATTAAATCCTTTTCAATCCATCTGGCTATTTCCTTTTGTCTTTTTGGGTTTTTAATGGTTTCTTTTATCTCTAAATCATCTGCATTAATATGTGTTGGCCTACGGTTTTTAACACGTAAACCACGTACACTTTGTCCCATGCCTAATGCTTGACCAATAAACCCGCTTTTGGTAATAAAAAAACCATCCTCCCAAGTGCCAAATTGTTTTTGTTCACCAAAGTGAGCTATGATACGCGGGTTCGTTTCAAACTCCGCGCGTAAATCTTCCAATAGCTGCTCAGCGCGTGGCTCAGAACTACCAATAACAACTAAGTAAACGGGTTCACCACGTAACCACAACCAAAATGGAATAAATATATTATTCCATACCGATTTAGCTAAAGCACGTCCCCACCAAGCAAATCCTTTAAATAATGGGTCTTTTGCTACCATTAAGGCAAATTCGGTATGGAAGTCTGCGCACTCACTATCTGCATAATGCGGAAAGAAGTGTTCAACCATAAATTTGGGGTCGCGTTTGCACTGCTCAACAATGGCTTGCATTTCCGCTGCTGTCTGAAACTCCGGTACACCAGCTGAGCGGGCAAATTCGAGTTTCTTTTTGTACCGCTCTATGCTCTTCTTATCTGCGGCTTTCATTATCCTAAAGTTTCTGCAACCGCACTAATGTGGTTTTCTTGAAAATCTACAGTTTGTAAATACAAATCTTTATCATGCTCGGCCAAGGCTTTAAAAATGGCATCCATTATTTCTAAATAAAGCCGTAAAGAAGGTTTGTTTGATTTTTCTACCGCTTCTAATGCTTTGCTGTACATCGCTATTTCCTGACCCATTGCTACCGTTTCTTTTTGTAGCATCATTACCTCCATTTTGTCCTTTTTGGCTTGCGCTTCGGGGATTAACTTAAACAGCTCTAACCTTCTTTCTGTTAATGTTCCGATAACAGTTTTAATGTCTTCAGCTCTTTTTTCGGTAGCATTTAAACGGGCTGTTCTTTGTTGCTTCCAATTATCCTTTGGGTCATTAACCCACTTGGTTAATGTTTGAACCGATACTCCTAATATTTGGTGTATTTCGACCTGACTTTTACCATGCTCTATAAACATGATTTTAGCGGCTGTTTTTAGCTTTTTTGTGTCTGCCATTTGTTGCGATTTGTTACACAAAAAAAGCCCTCAAAATGCCGTTATTTTTTTTTCAATTCCGAATCGGTAACTGTTTGTTAGTAATTCAGTATCAATTATATACTGAAACGGAATAGCAATTTTTTTTCAAGATTTAACCAGTACATTTTTGTTCCATCAAAAGGCAACAAAAACACTTTAAACTTTGAAAAAACACTATCTGATTTTAGCAAATGCAGCACGCGATAAAAACCTAGTAGGTATTGTTGTTTGTGAAGCCAAAGGCACAGTGGCTACTTTTAAAATTCGTGGATATATAGGTAGCGAAAAAAATAACCCGGATGTATTATCACTCCTTGTTGATGATGCTATTGCTAAAGGCTGTAAAACAGCTGTTGTACAAATTAGCACTCAGGGTGGTAGTGTTTATGATGCCGCAGATATGGTTGCTGAACTTGAGCGTTTTGGCGAAGGCAATGTAACAGTATATGCAGGAGCATTAGTTGCTAGTGCAGGCACTCGTTTTTTAACCAAGTTTAAAAGTGTTGGCCGCCCCAATTCGCAGTTTATGATACATAAACCTTCGGCTGGTAGTTATGGAACTGAAACCGATATGGAAAACGGTTTAGTTAGGTTAAAGAATACCACCAATGATTATCGTGCAGCATACGCCAAAAAAATGCAAATAACCGAAGCACAGGTAGAAGCTCTATGGGCGAATGGAGATAAATGGTTTACCGCAAAACAGGCCCTAGATGCTAAGCTTATTGATGTTATAGAAGGTACAGCTGAAGTAATAGATACAGAAACAACAGCTATGCTAAGGGCTTGCGGAGCGCCTGTTATTCCTGTTCCCCAAAAACAATCAAGTAAAATTATGGATAGAGACGAATTAATCGCATTGCTAGGCTTGGATGCCTCGGCAAGTGATGAGCAAATTAAAGCAGCTATTGCTGCCAAGAAGCCTGCCACTCAAAATACAGAAATGAATAAAACTGAATTAATTGCCAGTTTAGGACTGGATGCAAATGCGACCGAAGATCAAATTAAGGCCGCAATTTCTAAAATGAAAACATCCGCATCGGCTCATGATGCTGCGCAGAAGGAAGCGGAAAACCATGCAAAAACAAACGCTGAAAATGCAGTAAAGGCGGCTATTACAGCTAAAAAAGTGCCTGCTACACAATTGGAGTCATTAGTTAAAATGTACATGGCTACTCCTAAAGAAACGCAGGCCATGATTGATGCATTACCGGAAGGTAAGGCACTTAGTGCAGAACTTGACACAGATAAGCCTGCTGACTTAGAAGCATCGCGTAAAGACTGGAAGCTTAGTGATTATTTAGACAAAGACCCAAAAGCATTAGCTGCTATGGAAAAGGGAGACCCTAAACGATTTAAGCAACTAAACGATGATTACTACGGTGCGTAGTAATCATTATTTCTAAAACTACCGGGCAATTATTAATAAACAAATTTTCAAAAAATAGATGTCACAATTAAAAAACGAATTAGCCGAAAAAGAGCTAATTAAACAGTTTCGCCACATCAAAAGCTGGTTAGGTCGCGTAAAGTCTAAACCGCAATGGGTAAGTAATGATGTTATTAAAATACCTAAGCAGGGCGCAGCACCTACTGTTTTAATTAACAACAACATCTACCCAATCATTAGCAATGAGCGCGAGGATGACCATATCGTTCTTGCATTAAACAAATACGACACCACTAACACTGTTGTTAGTGATGATGAGTTGGAAACATTGCCTTATGAAAAGGTTAATGATGTGCAAGTACAACACCGCGAAGAGTTGGAGGACGTAACCGCAGAACACGCTTTACATTCTATTGCACCACCTGCACATAGTGCTACAACACCTGTACTGGAAACAACCGGAGCAACTGTTGACGGGCGTAAACGCTTAACAACAGCAGATTTAATTACCTACAAGAAAAAGTTAGACGATTTAAAAGTACCTAAAAAAGGTAGAATGCTGATTTTATGTAGCGATCACGTTTCTGACTTGCTTTTGGAAGATAAAGCATTTGTTACGCAATATCATAACCAAACCGATGGTCTAATTGCCTCAAACTATATGGGCTTTGAAGTATTCGAAGACCTAAGCGAAGTTACTTACAAAGATGTAGCTGGCACATTGACCAGAGAGGCATACGGAGCTTTAGCAACAGGTAAAACAGCCTCAATTGTTGCCTATGTTGGCAATTTGGCAAAAGCCACAGGAAGCGTTAAGCGCTACATGCGTAGTGCCGAACAAGACCCTGAAAATCGTAAAAATACAATTGGCTTCCGTTTATACGCCATTTGTGTTGCCATCAAAAACCAAGGTATGGGAGCTATCGTTTCCGCTGCTGCTTAATCACCAATTTAAAATAGGAGACTAAAACAAATGGGAGCAACAAATAACAAATATCGCTCATCTGCCGCAGTATTGGTTGCAGTGACTTATGCCGCTGTAATGAGCGCTGAGGTGTGGAATGAAAAAACTGTGGTTACTGTGGCAAGCATGACAGGTGCCGGAACGCTTAACCTAGATGTTAACGAAAGGACAACCGCAGGAGACACTCTTATTGTTAAGGCCAGTGCAGATGCTACTGGTAGAACCTTAACATTTGGTACAGGTTTTACTGCGGCACCTTATGCAATTGCATCAAGTAAAAGCGTTGCCATAAGCTTTGTTTACGATGGTTCAAAATTCGTGCAAGCTGCCGCACCAGCGGTTCTAAACTAAACTTATGCGGAGTATTAAATACATAGTTGTGCATTGCACCGGAGGAAACCCAAATGAAACCATACAGCAACTTAAAAATGGCTTTAAAGCCTTAGGTTGGAAAAACAATGGTTACCACATAGTTGTGGACGGTAAAGGTGCAAGGCACAACATTACTCCGCTAAATCAGCTTGCAAATGGAGTGGCTGGCCACAACTCAAAATCAATTCATGTTAGTTACATGGGTGGAAAAGTAGTTAAAGGAAAGCCAGTTGACACACGCACTGAAGAGCAAAAAACCGAATTGTTAAAAATACTAAAAGAATTAAAAAACCAGTTTCCAACAGCTGTAATTGTTGGGCACAGAGATTTTAGCGCAGACACCAATAAGAATGGAGTAATAGACCATTTTGAATGGATTAAAGCCTGTCCTTGTTTCGATGCAAAAAAAGAATATGAAAACATTTAAAACACTGTTCTTTTCCATTTTTATTGTTATGCTACTTGTATCAGTGGGTTGCAAATCATCGCAACCCACAGTTCAGGTGGTTCACGACAGTATTTTTGTTGAAAAGACAAAAACCGTTACCATAGTGGATACGGTAATTAAAATACCTGCTTCGCATGTTGGATTAACATTTCCTTGCGATTCGTTTAAACAGGGTTTAAAACCTGTTTCAAAAACAGTTAAAAACGCAAAACTAACTGTCCATCGACAGAGTGGTAACACTTTAAAAATTGACTGCAATTGCGATACTGTTGAGATTAAGGCCAAACTATTACATACTTTAGAAACAGAGTACAAGGCACGAAGTCAGATTCAGAATTCAACAAAAATAGAACAGGTTAAATATACACCGTGGCATATCAAAGCCCTTGCGTGGCTCGGTGGCCTGTTCTTAATTGGTTTAGTGGGCTATTTCGTATTTAAAGCGGTATTGCGATGACAAAAAGTTTATCAGAATTAAACCAAGAAGCACAAGCGCTACTTGTTAAATATGGTGTAAATAAAATTTACGCCACATCAGATGGCCAGTTTTTTTTACTGGAGTCTAGAGCGCATTTACATGCGGGCAAAAACCACACTGTTTACCCGATAGAGGCAAACGAAAAAGAGGTTGTTACAAATAGTGCAGAAGGTGATACAAAAGAAGCATTATCAGTAAAAGCTTTAACAGAGCTTATTGCAGGTGAAAACGACTTAGAAAAAGTACACTTAATGCTACTTGAAGAAATTGCCGGACAAAATAGAAAAAGCGCCATTGCGGCCTTCGAAAAACGAATTGCAATTTTAACAGACTTAAGAACTAAGGAGGACATAAAACATGAGTAATGTTTTTGATGGTGTTAATGTTAATAAGCTAAATGGTTTATTAGGCGAAAGCGCACCGGGTACAGACAATGTTTGTATCTTAATTTATGCAATTGCAGTTGCTAAACTTCCAGCTGGTGTTTCTCATAATACAGCTTATGAGCTGTTGCAGAAAGAAGATGCAATTGCACTTGGTTTTACGGCCGCACATGATGCTAACGAAAGTATTTATGCGCTAGGCACTATTCAAGAAACCTTTAGTTATGCCCCCAATTGTGTTATACACTTAATTCCTGTAAACACAGGAGCATCGCCTGATACTATTTTGGGCCTTGATGCTGTTAAAGCGGCTATTAGAACTGCTGCTGATGCTAAAGGTATAGCAATTGGTGGAACCGCAGAAACCGCAGTAGAACTAGCTACCAAGGTTGAGTTAGTGCAAGCTGTAGTTAATGCATTTGCTGGTGAACACCGCAGAATTGATTTTGTTCTTCTTCAGGGTAACAATAAAACAGGAGATGATGCTTGGGAAATTGCCGATTTGGTTGATTTACGCACAAAGAATGCCCCAAATGTTTCTGTTTCAATTGCCCAAGACCCATTTGTTGCACAGCTTGACCCTGCCTATGCACTGCAAGCTGATATTGGTTGTACGCTAGGAATGATTATGGCTCGTAAGGTTAATGAAAACTTAGGTTCTGTTGATATCATCAATAAGCCTGATGCATACAAAGCTGACCAAAATTACACTTTAACGCGTGGTGATAGATGGAAAGCTGCACAGCTAAGTAATGGAGTTAAGTTAACAGAAGTAAGCCCTGTAACACAAACAGCCATAACTAATAAAGGTTACATTTTTGCAGGTTCTTACGAAGGTTATGCGGGTAAGTATTTTAACGATTCGCCAACTTGTGTGGCCGCTACAAGCGATTATAATCGAATTGAAAATAACCGCACTTGGAATAAAGCAGCTCGTTTACTTCGTTCGGTATTGATACCTAAAGTTAAGGGTGTAGTTAAAAAAAATCCTTCAACCGGGTTTATCAAATCAACCACCATTGCACAATGGATGGGCTTATGTAACAAGGCTCTAAACTCAATGCTTTTGGCCGATGAAATAAGCGGTTTTGAAGTAAATATACCGGCAAATCAAATTCCTTCAGCAACCACCCCTGTTAAAGTTAAAGCAATGGTAGTTAAAGATGGCATTGCGCACTCATTTGATATTGATTTAGGACTAACAAACCAAGCATAAGATGCCAACAGTAATAGAAAATAAATTCGGAAAGCTTGTAGGCTGGAACCGAATAACCGTAAACATTTTAGGCCGCGACCTAGAAGGTATTGCACGTATAGCTTATGGCGACAGTACAGTTAAAACAAACGCATACGGTGCTGGCAAATATCCGGTTGGCCGCGAAGAGGGCAATTATGAGTGTAAAGAACTTGTACTGGGCCTTTTTGAAGAAGAGGTACGTGGTATATTATTAAGTATACCGGGTAAAAGGATAACCGACATTGAAATGTTTGATACTGTAGTTGAGTACGAACTACCAAATGGTGTTATTCTTCGCGACAGGATAATGAACTGCGAGTTTACAGACAATTCAAAAGATGTTAAACAAGGTGATGGCAAAATTGTAACAGAGTACAAGCTTATCGCCTCTCATGTTAACTGGAACACAATCTAATATGAAAGTAGATCAAAACAACATGAAGCCTGTTGATGATTTGGCAAACGAAATCAACGGATGGAAGGCTAAGTATGGCGAACACAATGTTCATCAAGCCGACATTGAAAGTGATGAAGGTATACTTACCTACATCATAAGGAAACCCGGTAGAAAAGAGATTGATGCAATGGCACATCACAAATCAAACAATGATGTTACCAAAGCCAATAATGTGCTTATTTCAAACTGTATTTTACATGGCGATAAGGATATTATAGAGCGTGATGGTGATGTGTATGCTGAGGTTCTTTTAAAGATATCTGCACTTGTTAAAAAGCGCGAATCGGCAATAAAAAAGCTTTAGCCCGTTGGGAACTTAAACCTCCTGAAAGCCCGGAGGAGGAAAGCCTAAGGGGCTTGGCTCAGGGCGATGCCATAATACAAGTTTGTTATGGTATCGACCCCGAGAGCCTATCGGACGATGAATGGGCTAAACTCATTCAACAATACAAGTTTGTGGAGCAGCTTAAATCTGTTCAATTCAGAAACAATATGAGAATAGTACTGCAAGAGGCACTAAATGCAGTTTTTGGTAATTAACAATGGCAGAACAAAAAACAAGTTGGATACTAGAGCTAGTTGACAAAGTTAGCGGCAACATGAAACAAGTTACAGCATCGGTTGAAAAGTCCGAGGCTGCAATTGACCATGTTGTTACTGGTATCAGCAGTTTAGAAAGTACCATGCAAAGCAGTAGTCAAGACATGGTTTCTGAACTACAAAAAATTGTTTCTGCTGTAGTTGATTTGGGTGAAAAGTTTGACCAAACAGGTAAAAAGGGTGAAGACTCTAATAACCGAACCGAAAAAAGCCTAAAACTACTTGCCGTTCAGGCCGGAAGTGAGGCTATTCAGAATTTAGGCCAGCCATTTCTTGATGGTGCTGAAGGTACATATCATTTTGATGCATCATTAAGACAGCTGTCATCTATTACCGGAGTTGTTGGAGATGGGTTAACCGATATTGGTGAACGCGCAAGAAAAAATGCCAAAGATTTTGGTGGCGATGCATCCTCAGCATTAGACTCATATACCATTTTACTTAGTAAACTAACTCCTGAAATAGCAAAAAGCCCGGAGGCTTTAGAAATGATGGGAACAAGCGTTGCTAAGTTGGGAGAAACCATGAAAGGAGATTTAGTTGGTGCTGCAAACTCTGCATCAGCAGCCATGAATCAATTTGATGTTGACATGACCGACCCCATAAAAGCAGCTAAAGAAATGGATAGCATGCTAAATATGATGGTTGCATCAGCAAATGTTGGTTCGCAGGATGTTCCGGTAGTTGCACAGGCGTTAGAAGAGGTTGGTGCTGTAGCCAAAAATGCAAATGTTTCATTCGCTGAAACAAATGGTTTACTTCAGGTACTTGGTAAATACGGAAAAGAAGGTGCTGAAGGTGGACGCGCTTTAAGAAACGTGTTAGGCATTTTGGCAAAAGAAGACTTTTTACCAAAAGAAGTACGTGAACAGTTGGAAGCAACTGGGGTTAATATTCAGGCATTAACGGATAAGACTCAACCATTAACAACCCGACTATCTGAACTTAAAAAAATAGGCGGTAACGATGCATTACTTGGTGCCATGTTTGGAACTGAAAATACAGTTGCAATAATGGGCCTATTAAATAGACTAGACCTTGTAAAACAATACACTGGAGAAATTGAAAGTAGTACCACCGCATTAAATGATGCAGTTGCAATTTTAGGGGAAGGTTATCAAGAGCAAAAAGATAGGATACATTCATTTTTTGAGGATTGGAAATTAAGTATTTACGGTGCAACTGGAGCTATGCTTCCTTTTATTGATGTTGGGTTAAGTGGCATACTTGGGTTAATAAATTTGGCCCCGGGAATAATGGCTAGTGTAGAGTTGTTTAATCTTTTAGGTAAAAGCCAATGGGTAGCAGCGGCAGGCACAAAAGCAGTAGCAGCGGCACAATGGTTATGGAATGCGGCTTTAACAGCAAACCCTATTGGTATTGTAATAACAGCCATTGCGGCACTTGTGGCTGGTGTGGTTTGGGCTTATCATGAGTTTGATAATTTCAGAGCAACCGTTTGGGGTGTATGGGAAGCTGTTAAGCAGGTGTTTGATAATATTTTTGGATTCTTCGAACGTCTTATTGCGCCTGTAATTGGAGCAATTGGTGCAGCTAAAGAAGGTAACTGGGGTGAAGCGGCTAAGCAAGCTGGTTTAGCGGTGTTTAATTTAACCCCTGTAGGTGTAGCTGCAAATGCAGTTAGTTATGCTTCTGAAGGTGGATTTACAAAAGGTGTTAGTGATGCTTACACCGATGGAAGAGTACAATCTTTCGCAGCTGATGCTTCAAAAAAAGAAAATGGAGTTGATGCTTCAGTAAATAAAAGCAAAGTAGAAAAAGGAATAGCCCCTGTTTTTGGTGCTAAGGATGCACCCGGACTAAGTATATCAGGTAGTGGTGGTGGTAAATCGGTTATTATGAATGTTGAAATTAAAAACACTTTCAGCAATATTAAGAGTGAAATGGATGTGCGCAAAATAGCCGATGATGTGGCAAGGGTGATAACAGATAGAATGAGAGATACTTTAATTACTGCCTAATGGATTTTAGAAACGACATAGGTACTTTATTTGAGTTGGCTTTTGGTGTAAAAATGCCTGTTTTTATTCCTTATCCATTAGAGGTTAACAGACCTGATTTACCATCTTTTAAGCAAGGGAATAATACAGCAAACGATTTACCCGGATACAGCAATGTTAGCACTAAGGCTGATCAGTTAAGCACGCGTAAAAGCCATTTTGGGTTACCTGTTTTTTCTCCAATAGCGTTTATAGGCAGGCAGTATAAAATGTTTGACAGAAGTGGTGTTTTGATTGATGTTAATATGCCAACATTTTCAATGCCTGCAACTACATTAGTTGATTTTAGTCGTTCGAAAATACTTGCAGAAACTCCACAAAATGCGGGTGAAGGAGCCGTAGTAGAAATGTTTGGTTTTGAAAACTGGGCAATACGAATACGTGGTTTATGTATAATGGATCAAGCTCACCCCACCCATAAAACAGCACAGGAGCAAAAAGAAGAGATTTTGTTGTGGGAAAGTTTGGCATCTGGAGTATATGTGGCTGGTGATGTTTTTACCGAAAAAAACATTCAGTACATGGCTATAAAATCAATAAACATTAGCCAATTAGAAGGCCGTCCAAATGTTGTTCCTTTTGAAATGAACTGTATTAGCCTAACACCTCCTGAATACCAGTTTTTATGAAAGTAATGACGTGTTTAATTGAGTTTCCCGGAAACACATTATTGAAAGAAATGCGTAAGCCAGCAAGTATTCATATTGACACCTCATTTAAGGAGTTAATTGCTAAAGCTGAGATTACTCTTCCTCGTAACGTGTCGTTCTTTGATAAATATAAACCACGGGAGGTATTTAAAAGAGACCAGCCTGTAATAATATCATACGGATATAACGGCAATCTTATAAAGCGATTTACAGGGTACATTGTTGGCGTTTCGGCTGATTATCCAATAACCATAAAGCTACAGGATGAAATGTACATGGTTAAAAAGATTCCAGTTAATTATTCTGCAAAAAGTACAACACTTGATCAGCTGCTAAAAAGTATTGTTAAAGGTTATACAATAAATGCGCTAGAAGGTGTTCAACTTGGTTCTATAAGGCTTGCAAAAACCCATGTTGGAGCTGTGCTTGAAAAAATCAGAAGCGATTTTGGTATTTACTCATACATGGATGGTAAAACGCTTATTAGTGGTAAGTACTATGCCGATAACACAACCGATAAAATAGAAACATTAAACCTTGATACGTTCATTGCCGAAAACTCCCTTGAATACACAAATACCGATGATGTAATTGCATTAGTTAAAGGTAAAACAACGGTAAAGAATGTGAAAGTTGAGTATCAAATTGGGCAAGAAGGTGGAGACGTTTACGATTTTGAATACAAGCTTGCTACAAGTTTAGATGTTCTTAAAAGCAAAGTTAATTCAGATTACGCTAGAATAAGAAGAGGCGGATATAAAGGTACATTATCTGCATTTGGTGAACCGCATTTTAAACATGGTTTAAAAGTAAATTTAGTAAGTACGATTTACCCTGATAGAAATGGTACTTACTACATTGATGCAGTAACTGAAGATTATAGCGAACAAGGTATTAGACAAACTTTAATTTTTGGCGGAATAGGTACAACAATATGAGCGAAGCTGTAAGGGATTTAATTAAGGCTATGCGAGAAACAAATGAGTCTTTAGTAACTGTATCAACACGTGTTGTTACTGCTAAAGATGTTGATTGGGAAGCCAAAACAATGACAGCGATAGGTGTTAGTGATGAGCTTGAATACTACGATGTGATGTTAGGTCTTGGGTCAATTCATTGTAAACCTAAAATAGGCACATTATGCCTGATTGGTGTTATTGAAAACAAGCAAGCCGAAGCTTTTTTAATTGAAGCGCAAGAGTTAGATGATGTAGAAGTGAACACTTTGAATTTAGTATTTAACAGTGGTGTAAATGGCGGGTTGGTAAAAGTTACAGTACTTCAGCAAGAACTTAATAAGCTTATGGATTTTTGCAATACACTACGCATTGCAACTCAAACTATGGCTACTGCACTGGAAGCATTACTTCCGGGAACAGGTTCAGCTTTTAATACAGCAATGACAGGTAAGACTACAGGAGATTTCAGTGGAATTGAAAATGATAAAATAAAACATTGATGGCTAAAGACATACTTAGGGATGCAGAAGGTGATGTACTGCTAAGTCCAACTGGTATTTTACATGGTGAAAGTGAGTATCAAGAAGTGGCTCTGCTGTTAAGTTTAAATCCGGGTGATTTAAAACATGCTCCACTATTAGGGCCATCACTAATTAGATATGTTAAATCAGCTGCACCACAAGAAAAAATAGAGAGTGAATTGTCCTTGCACTTTAAAATGGATAATAAAGATTTTAGGAAATACAAAAAATACATCAATACAAAACGATGATTAACTACATAATTAAAGGCTTTGGTTACGATAGCATAGCCGATTACAAGCGTAGCATGTACGGCTTATTTTTCAATGGGAAACAAATTGAAGTCAAATTACTGCTACTATCATTTCCGGGACTTATTAGAATGTTTGTAAAAGATGCGATTGGGTTTGATTTGCCTGTATTGTTTGCATTTGTTTTCTTAATAGTTGCAGAGTTTCAAACAGGTGTAAAAGTGGCAAAACTTAAACGCGGTGAGCGTTTCAGAAGCAGACCAGTTGGTCGTATGATTATTAAAATAGGCACATACATAGCCATACTTTGGTGTTTAAATACATTTAGTAAAGGTATTGATGCGCCCGACATAATGGGTGTGGGCCTTAATCCGCTTACATGGCTGTATTACGTTGCCCTGTTCTTCATCATTTTTCAGCTATTAATTAGTTGGTTCGAAAATTTGGGTAGCCTAGGTTATAAAGAAGCAGGAGGCTTGGTTGGATACTTACTTAGAAAGTTTAATAAGTGGTTTGAGTTTGACGGAACAAAAGACAATAGCCATGATAATAATAGTTGAAGAAGGTCAAACTTTAATTGATATAGCAATTCAGGAATACGGCTGCATTGAAGCTGTTTCCTATTTGTGCGAGGACAATAATTTTTCTTTAGATGAGACTTTAAACCCCGATCAAAAAGTAAAAATACGAGATGTTATTCCAAATATAAATGGCTCAAACATCGAAGTTTTAAATATTCAAAAAAGCAAAAGAACAATAATAAACAGTGGAATAGCGCCAATTCAAACCGTAACACCAACAACCGGATTTTTTGACGATAATTTTTACGATACAGAATTTTACGAATAACAATGAGAACTAAAGCTGAAATATTAGCATCAGAAACTGGTTTAGCCAATGGCGATGATTACGAAGCACAACGTTTGGCCATTATAAACGCCCAAACAAGTGCTAATAATGCCGTTTCTATTATGTGGCCCGCAGCCGATGAGGCTGCTATGCTTGCTTTAGCCACCGCTAAAAAAGGCCATTTTGCAAAACGTAACGATATACAGAGCGGATTTAAATGGATTTATATTTTAAATCAATTGCCTGCTTCAGAACTGGCAAATTGGTCGCCATTTGCCATTTGGTATACTGAAGCTACCGGAGGTACTTTAGATTTTACAGCATTGGCCCAATGTGGCGAATTTACTAGTAATTCAGAAACGCCTTTCCCAACAACCGGAGGTACTGGAGATGCTGGAGCAATCATGGCAGGTAACACCTTTATCAATACAGGTTCATATTGGAACGGTCGTGCCATGTTAATTGCAAAAATTGATACACCGGGAACCAACGCAGATAATTGGGAAGTTATACAGCAATATTTGGGTTATACTCCGATTAATGTTGAAAACCGCGTTAATGAAGTAACACCAAGTGCAATTAATTTTCCAAACAATGATGCTGTTATTGCTTATTTATCTACTCAACTAAGTGCCTTAATTGGTACATTAGGCGAACCCTCAACTACCAAATATGTTGCTGTTAATGATTTGGTGGCCGCATTGGCTGCAAAAGCAGACACCAATACCATTACCGCATTACTAAATGGATTTGCCTTTAAAACAACGCCATGCCGTGTTGCAACAACCGAAAACATAACACTAAATGGTTTACAAACTATTGATGAGTTATTAATATCTGAAGACGATAGTGTTTTAGTTTGGCAACAAACGGATAAAACACAAAACGGTATTTATTTGGCCAAAGATGGTGCATGGGTAAGGCGTGAGGATGCCAATACATCACTAAAGCTAAAAGCAGCTACAGTTAGGGTTACTGAAGGCACTGAAAATGCAGACCAACAATTTACCCAAATACATGAAGATGTTATAATAGGAACTAACGATATTGAGTTTACCAAGTCAGGAGCCACTGCGGCTTTTGCAACTTTGGTAGGTGTACCGGGTGATAATACTGCATTGGCAGCGGCTTTGCTTTTGAAAGCTAATGAGGCTGATGTAGTAAAGAAAACAGGAGACCAAACAGTTAACGGAAAAAAGAGCTTTCCAGATGGATTTAGTGGCTCGTATATTAAAGGAACAACAATCACAGGTAATGTTACTATTGATGCCTCATTCATAAACAAATACCACTATGTAGAAGCCGCTGCTGTTATCACCATACCTAATGGTGTGATGTCTGAAGGGAACCAAATAAGATTCATCCGTGACACTTCCGGTGAGGTTCAATTTGTTGTAGGTGGCACAGCAGAATTACGTGTAGCAGGTAATACACGATTTAGAATTGCTGAACAAAATGCAGCCGTTGAAGTGGTGGCGAAAACATCAACCGTTGTACACATATTAGGAGCATTAAAAGTATGATAGGGGTAATAGAAACACCAGTTAGCGCAATAGTCACTAATGTTCACCTAATGGAGATGATTAAGGCAGCAGGTGCAGCGGGTGAGCCAATACCTAGTGCGGCTAATTTGGCTTTATTGAATACATTTTTTAATAGTCTTCAATCTGCAATTACAGGAGGTGCAGCATTTAGAGATGTTTATTCATTGATTCTAATATATGGAACAGACTTGGTTTACACTTCTGATTTAGGATTTGATGCAAGGCATGGAAATGACCCGTACAAAAAGGCTTTTAAATCACCATCAGGAACATTAACGAAAACAGCAAAGTCAGGATACGGCACCGATGGAGTAGCTTATATTAATTGTAACTATAAACAGTCAGAAGATACAAAGTCTACAGCAACAGATAGATTTCATTTAGGTATTTTCAGGAGTTGGACAAATAACGGAAGTGGACAGACACATGCTAGTGGTTCTCATAATATGAGGTTTAGTGGCTCAAACGCTAATTATGGATGGGTGTTACACCGTGGTATTAATTTGGCTTCTGCAAAATCAGGATTTTTAGATTATTACGCTGAAACCGATGCCTCGCAAAGCCATTTTTATTATCAAAATGTACTTCAAAGTTCAACTAATACAGGTGTTGATTTAACTAGTTCAGGGTTGGATTTATTATCACTGTGTAGAACAAATAACCTTAATGTACCTGTAGATTTTTTACATGCAAATACACGAGAAAGTTTAAGGGTAGTTGGCAAAAGGACTAACATCAATAGAACAACTTTATACAACGCTGCAATTGCTTATGCAAATGGAGTGTTTGCCCTGTAAAATGCAAACGCGGGACCTCTCCCGCGTTTACCCTAGCCTATGAAACATCACCCTATGAAAGAATGATACACGAATTTAAATAAATCAAATTAAAATGGCAAGAAGTAAAACAGAAATTGGAAGTCAATTTGATGCCGAAGTAAATAACACTCCCGGACTCGAAAACTTAACCACTAGTGAAGCTGGCGAATGGCGTTTATGGCGCGGTGTTGTAGTTTCGGTAATATTCTTTGTTGAAAGCCTTTGGGATGCATTTAAAACCGAAGTTTTAAATATTGTTTCAAACAACCGTTACGGCCACGGTGATTGGTATCGTTCACAAGCCTTATTGTTTCAATACGGTGATGCTTTGGAGGAAAGTAATGGTAAAATATATTACCCGGTTATCGACCCTGAAAAACGCATTATTAAACGTTGTGCAGTATCTAAATCAGGTGGTAAAATGATTATTAAAGTAGCAGGCGAAACAGCAAAACTAACCACTTTACAAATCACAGCATTTAATAGCTACATGGAAGATATAAAGCCGTTTTGCGTAGACCATCAAACCGTGTCTTCTGATCCTGACGAAATGCGATGCGAAATGATAATTTACTTTGATGGCAAATTGGGCGAAGAGTTTGTTAAAAATGGCGTTGAAGCTGCAATTAATCAATATCTATCAAACGTAGACTTTAATGGTAAGTTTAACATTAATACTTTTAGAGATGCCATAGAAAAGGTTGATGGAGTGGAAATAGGCGGTGTTGATATTCAAGTAGTGCAAATTAGGCCAACAGAAGGTGTACTTGTTAATGTACTTTACGATTATGTGCCTATCAGTGGTTGGTATAAATGGCTAAATACCGAAGAGCCTACCGATGCATCAGTAATAACCTATTTACCCAATTAAGCCATGAACTACAGCTTTACCATACCTAAATTATTGGATAACATGGGCGTATTGTACCGCATGGCTAAGCGTAAGATAATCCTTACTGCATTACTAAGTGGAATTAAGCGCACAACACTTAATAGTACATCAACACCCGGTGATACAGATACAAGTTTGTATGTTCAATTTGCCGCATTCAGGGATTTTGTATTTCTGCGTACATCATACAACTCGCAGCAAATTAAACTAAAAGGCTTACTAAATCGATTGTTTGACCCAACACTAAAACGTATACAAGTTATAACCCTTAGCGATGTGGTTCGTACTAGTTATTTACAAGGTGGTGATGTTGCACCGGGTAGCGAAGTAGTTTATTTTAATACAGGTAAATACTACAGCGGTGGCGGTGTACTTTTATCAGGCCAAATAAACGTACCTATTGAATTATCTGCAAAAGAGGCCGAAATAAAAGCTTGGGTTGATTATTACATTTTTTACGATAAAAACTACACAATAACTTATTTTTAGTATGAAAACAGCAACATTTATAGCAGGCTCACCTTTGGTTTATCAGGCTGCCGTAGCGATGCAAGATGGATTAAAAGATGCCATATTATCACTAGCACTTCCGTATGGAAATGTTCGTTTGTCGGGTTGTATAGATTCAACTGAAGACTTTGTTAATTCACTAAGCATTACTACATCCGAAGGTTGGGTATTATTAGCAGGTGAGCCTATGTATATGCCTGCACAAAGTTACACCCAACCAAGTGCCGGAAGTCGAAAATTTGTAGTATACAAGCAAACTGCAACTACTAATTATCCAGAAGCTGATTCGGATGGTATAACACGCCAAATGGTTGTTAATAATACCGCAGCGATTAAGGCCGTTGCAACTAGTTATACATTGTTAACTGGTGAAGCATGGTGGTCTGAGGTGGTTACAATGCCTAAAAAGTTAAACCAATTAGTTACTTCAGATAATTTAGGTTGGTGGAGAAATGTTGGTGAGTATTCTTTAATTACCGTTTCAGGTGAAGCCTACTTAACAGAAGATTTTACTAATGGCGATGGTTCTGCACCAGTAATAAATTGGAGATATAGAAAAATTGGTGATAATATGCAATTCAGTGGGGCTGTTTTAACGTCTGAAGAGGTAACAGGGCCAACTACACTTCATATTACAACACTTCCTGAAGGTTATAGACCAGCTGTAAGACAATTTTTCCCCGTTTCTGTCGGTAATGAAGTAAATACATACACTGCTATGCTTTGGGTTTTAACCGATGGGTTTGTAGGGGTAAGAGTTCAATCAGGCATATCCTTAACCGGAATGACCGTCTACCTATCAAACATAACTATACCATTAACTTAATACTTATTGGGGGATAAAAAGCCCCCGTCTTGTATTGCCGGCTCTCAACCCGACAATACATAAAGGTGCGTCCACACCACGACAGAGGCAATGCCTTTGAATCGGTGTGGACGCACCTTTTTTATTTTGAGAGGATTCAAAAATACAACACTTTTTAAATTATGACAGATACAACTAAAAAAATGAAAACACCGATTTCTTATTACGGTGGCAAACAAAAACTTGCATCAACAATTGTTAAATTAATTCCTGAACACAACCTCTACTGCGAACCATTTATAGGAGGTGCTGCTGTTTTCTTTGCAAAGCCGCCTAGCAATGTTGAAGTAATTAACGACACTAATCGCGAAATGATCAACTTCTATCGGGTTGTACAAAATGATTTCGTAAGCCTCGAAAAAGAGGTTAGAATAAGCTTACACAGCCGTGATGTGCATCGTAGAGCAACTGTGATATATCACAACCCGGATATGTTTAACGAAATTAAACGAGCTTGGGCCGTTTGGGTTTTAGCTGCTCAAAGCTTTGCCAGCGGTTTGGATAAAGATTGGGGTTATGATATTAAAAAGTCCACAACATCTAAAAAAGTGGCCAATAAGCGTACTGGCTTTACCGAAGATTATGCAATTCGATTACAGGAGGTACAAATAGAGTGTACCGATGCACTTCGTATTATTCGCAGTAGGGATAGCGTAGATTCATTTTTTTATTGTGACCCTCCTTACTACAATAGCAATTGCGGTCATTACGATGGTTACACGATAGAAGACTTTGATGCTCTATTGAAATTACTAAGCGAGTGTAAAGGTAAATTCTTATTATCTAGCTATCCAAGCCCTATTTTAAAGCAATACAGCGCAAAATTCGGTTGGCATACCCAAACACTCGACTTTCAGGTTTCTGTAGCTAATAACCACGGCAAACCGGGTAAACCTAAAACAGAAGTACTGACGGCTAACTATCCAATTAGCATTAAGTAGTTTTTAAAAGCCTTTTAAAAAGAAAAAGCCCCTTAATTGGGGCTTTTTTAATATAATTGAATAAAAAATCAAATCTCGGACGGTTGGATTTAAAAACTCGGACGATTTGATTTTGCGATTATAGAAAGTTATTCTAAATCGTATTGTTTAATTTTACGGTACAATGTACGTTCGCTGATACCCAATTCTTGTGCCGCTTTTTTCCTTCTTCCGTTGTATTTGTTTAAAGCCTTTTTAATCAGCTCAATTTCTTTGTCTTCAATAGATAACGACTCCGGAACCGGAATGGCTTCATTTAACTCAATAACCTGGTTGTTGGGTTGATTATGGCCCATTTGCATGGGTTGTTGGTTAACATTTGGGTGATAAAATGTTGGTGTTGGAGCAGCCATAGGGCTATTATCCGTAACCGGACTTGCGCCCATATTATCAGGAGCATTCCCATTTTGAATCATACCAAAAACAATACTTTTTAAATCGTTCATGTCTTTACGCATATCGTAAAGTACCTTATAAAAAATATCACGTTCGCTCATGCCATGGTCCACATTGGTGCCCATCAGCATAGGTAAACTTTGGCGTTCGGCAGGCAACACACGTTGCAATTCACTTGCGTTAACAATTTTATCCTCGTCAAGTACACTTAATTGTTCGGCAATATTTTTAAGTTGACGGATGTTACCCGGCCAAGTATAGTTTACTATCATTTGCGCTGCATCCGGCTCAAGGGTTACGATTTTAGAACGGTATTTTTCCGAAAAATCAGCAGCAAATTTCCTGAACAATAAATGAATATCTTCTTTACGCTCACGCAAAGGTGGAACCTTGATAGGCACGGTGCTTAATCGGTAGTATAAATCCTCACGAAACTTACCACGTGCGGCCAATTCCAGTAAATCTTTATTGGTAGCCGCAACAACCCTCACATCTGTTTTCTGTGTTTTTGATGAACCTACTTTAATAAACTCTCCACTCTCTAGCACACGTAACAAACGGGCTTGAGTTTCTAATGGAAGTTCACCTACTTCATCTAAAAAAATGGTACCGCCATTTACGGTTTCAAAGTAACCTTTACGGGTATCGTGTGCTCCGGTAAACGATCCTTTTTCGTGGCCAAATAATTCAGAGTCGATGGTGCCTTCAGGAATTGCACCACAGTTTACCGCAATAAAGTTTCCGTGTTTACGGTTGCTTAAGGCATGTATAATTTTACTAAACGCTTCTTTACCCACACCACTTTCTCCGTTAATTAAAACAGAAATATCTGTTGGTGCCACTTTAACTGCTGTTTCTAAAGCAATATTAAGCAGGGGAGAGTTGCCTATAATTTCAAATCGTTGTTTTATTTCTTGAATGTTCATGGCTAAAATTATTTAAAAGTATCAACCACCTTACCAAACAAGCTGGTCATGGTTGAGCGTTCTATTTTTACATTTACATAATCGCCTACTTTGTATCCTTCGCCAACCGGAAAAACCACCAACTGGTTTTGGTCGTTGCGGCCTTTAAAATCATCATTCGATTTTTTAGAATAACCATCAATTAATACCTTATAGGTTTTACCAATGTAATCTAATTTTTTATTCAAACTGATGCTGTTTTGTAATTCCACCAACTCTGCAAGTCTGCGGCCTTTTACATCAGCCGGAACATCATCAGCATATTTGCGTGCAGCCAATGTTCCCGGACGTTCGCTATAGGCATACATAAACGCAAACTCAAATTGTGCTTCTCTAAACATACTTAATGTATCTTGAAATTCTTCTTCCGATTCAGTACAAAAGCCAACAATGGCATCGGTACTGATACCTACATCAGGTAATATGCTTCTGATGGTTTTTAACCTTTCGCTAAACCAAGTTCTGTCGTAAGTACGGTTCATCAACTTTAAAATACGGCTATTGCCGCTTTGTAAAGGGTAATGAATATACTTACAAATGTTGTCGTACTTTTTCATGGTGTAAAGTACTTCATCGGTAATGTCTTTTGGGTGAGAAGAAGAAAAACGAATACGTAAATCAGGTGATATTAAAGCCACTTTCTCTAACAATTGTGCAAAGTTACACAGTGTTTCACCGGCTTCGTTTTGCCATTTGTACGAGTCAACATTTTGGCCTAATAAAGTTACCTCTCTGTAGCCTTGGTTAAACAATTCGGTGGCTTCTCGTATAATGCTTTCCGGCTCACGGCTGCGCTCACGACCACGTGTAAAAGGCACAACGCAGAAAGAACACATATTATCGCACCCCCGCATGATACTTACAAATGCATTTACACCATTGCTGCTTAAACGCACCGGAGTAATTTCAGCATAAGTTTCTTCTCTGCTCAACAATACGTTAACCGCCTTTTGTCCCGCTTCCACTTGTTGTATCAATTTAGGAATATCGCGGTAGGCATCAGGTCCTACAACAATATCCACCAATTGGTCTTGTTCCAGTAATTTTGATTTTAAACGTTCGGCCATACAACCCATTACACCCACTATCATTCCCGGGTTTTTACGTTTGTTGCCTTTCATCTCTTTTAATCGGCCCCAAATTTTGGCTTCCGCATTATCTCTAATGGCACAGGTATTTAAAAACACCACATCCGCTTGTAATGGGTCGTCTGTTGTGGTAAATCCTTCTCCTTGCATAATACTGGCCATTACCTCACTATCCGCAAGGTTCATGGCGCAGCCGTATGTTTCTATGTATAAACGTCTTTTGGCTGTATCTATCGCTGTATCGGCTACTAATCCTCTCATTTGTATTTGAATTTTCGAGGTGCAAATATAAAAGAATTTCTGACAGACTGTCAGCTATTTTTCGGTTAAAACCATTTGTATATTAATATTCAATAACTCAATCGGTAATAATTGGTTTAATTGTTGCCAAATGCTAAATTTCACCCAATAACCAACACCATTATGAAACAATTATTGCTAACGCTCTTTGCCGTTTACAATTTATCAGCTTTCTCTCAAACACCTTTTTCTATTGGTATCAACTCTTCTATAGACTATACAGGATTACAAGCGAGACCAAATTTTGTAGAGCCATGGATTGGTTACCAACTAGGTGTGAGGTTAAAGTACGATTTGAATCAAAACTTCTCTCTAATTACTGGTTTCAATCACCAAAATCAAGGATCAAAAGCTGATTTATCTCGGTTAAGATTTAGAGACGCAACGGATTTAACTCCAATAAGCGTGGAGGGTTATGATAAAATTAGCCAAGTGCCTTTGTTGTTTTCTTTTTATGCCGGTAAAAAACTCAGGTATGGATTTAATGTGGGAGCGGCATACAGTTTTTTGTACCGTGTAAATTCGCATATTACTTACCAAGACAAGAATAATTTAAATGAGGAAACAAAAAGATATACCACTGCAGTTTCAAGTCAGTTTATTACCGGTCTGTTTTCTTTTGGTGTTGAGTATAATTTAAATCGAACTACTTTTAGGGTTGAACCAAATATGTCGTATCATATTTTTGATGTTACAAATAGCTTCTTTAACTACCTGAACCTTGGTTTAGGAGCTTCTGTTTATTACAGGTTGGAGTAAGAAAGTATCCAGTTTTTTATTTAAGTGTTTATTGAATAACAATAAAAAAATATTGTTATTCGTTTAATTTACATATATTTGAACTAAATAAAAAACATGGAAACAAATAATCTTAAAACCATTAAAGTTCTTTATTGGGCTACCTTAATTGGGTTTGTAATACATATTGTTGTTGTCGGGCACACAACATTTCAAAGCTTATTTCCCTCACCTTTATTGTATGGAGAGGTTAGGTTGATTCCAATTGATTTTATGACTCGTGTTACTAAAAACGCAACAACTTTTGGTGAAGTTAGGTTGTTTGATATGACCAACACACATGGAGCGATTGTTTTTAACAACACCTCTTTCATGAACACAAAAGCAATTGTATTAGTTGTGCTGAATGTGATAGGTCAACTTGTTTGGCTATATTTCACTTGGTTGTTATTGACTATTTTTAAGTCGTTAAAATCCGAAAATGTTTTTGTTGGTGCCAACATAAAAAGGTTGAGGTTGATTGCTTCAGTTATAGGGATATCACCCATAATACAATTGATTAAAAATGTGTTATTTGCTGATTTAGTCGGTCAAGAAATAATTTTAACAGATAAATATGTAGCTTTCAATTACGACTATTCTATGTTTTCTGGTGTGCTTTATATGGTATTGATTTTAATATTGGTTGAAGTGTTTAGGTATGGTATGAAATTAAAACAGGAATACGATTTAACAGTTTAATCATGGCAATAGTTATAAATTTAGACGTGATGATGGCGAAGCGCAAAATGAGCCTAAATGAGTTGTCAGAAAAAGTTGATATTACTTTATCTAACTTATCTATATTAAAAACAGGTAAAGCAAAAGCCATACGTTTTTCAACATTAGAGGCTATTTGTAGGGTATTAGATTGCCAACCCGGTGATATTTTAGAGTACAAAACGGAATAGTTAACATTCAAATTAGGTTGTTTGAAAGTCAACGATATCACATTATTTAG